TTCTTTTCCCAGTTAGACAGTTGAAATTTTCCACCAGCCTCTTCTTCTTTCTTCCTTGCGGCAGGAATCTCATATTTACCAAAAAGATTTTGTTTTAACTTAAAGAAGAAATGAGAGAAGTCTCGAACTCTATTAGCAGGAATTACAAACCCACCTAGTCCGAATACTGGGTGAGTGTTATGAAGCTCATGATCATGTGATATGAATGGACCGTCATGGCCAAATTCATCTAGATATACTATGTATAACTGAGACATGTTATTTTTCTATAGGTTTAAATACACGGAAGCCCGACTATAAATAGCCGAGCCCCGGAATCAGCAGCAGAGAATTTTCACCCCGCCTCTGACTTAAAAGTCTATTACCTTGAGGTTAATGGTGTCAAGATCTTTTTATTGCAGAATTACTCATTAAGCGTATAATTCGCGCCCCGTGAGATTGTCATATTTTGTATTATGTAACGAATTCAATTACCTAACCCTCACTTCATACCAAACTTTTATATATATCTTCCTCTGACAGAATGACACAAACTTGCTGTTCGGCTATCTTCGGACAAGGTTGGGATTGGCGCTTTCAAAAAACGAACAAAGGGCACGGATGCCCTTGTTTACTTTCTCTTCCTACTCACCAATCTGCGCTTACCACTGATCAGTTCATCATTGCGCTTATCATCTTGTTTCATGATGTTGTCGTATTCTTCTTTAGTAAATCCTTTCTCATCAGGATATTTGGCTTTAAGCATCATCTGAAATTCAGTCATGGTTAGCTGCTCGGCTTCCTCTCGATTCATACCAAAGTGCGCACGAGCAGAGCTGATGTAGTCAATTGCCATAAACTCATCTGAGAATTCGTTTTTGCCTTCATTGCGTTGAAGTTTACGGATCTTCGCTTTACCGATAATTCCGTGAGTGAATAATTCTCGAGCAATGACGATAATGTCAGCGATTGGCATCTTGCCGTTTTTATAGATGATACCGCGTTTACCTGATTTCCATTCGCCAATGATTTCAGAACAGTCATCATCACAACACGCCTGCATAACCATCATTGCAATTTGTAGGATATTACGCCCATATGTTGGCTTGCTAATGGCTTTTATTAACCACTCAGGAATAACCCTGTAGCTCATTACGGCACGAGTAATTAACTCTTGTACCTCTGTGCCATTTAATTGACCATACGCACTCACAATCTGTTTAGGCTCACCTATTTTTGTCATATTGATGAACGATGGTCTAAATAAGTAATCCTTTTTATCAGTAGAGATAACCATCTCCCCGATTTCTAAAATAGGTGTCATAATCCCTCCTGAATATTATCAAGGGCACTCGAAAGCGCCCTTTGTAATATTAAGCAGCGGTAACAGTGACCACGCATTTTGCAGTTTTATTACCATCTTCGGATGTAACAGTGATATTTGCAGTGCCTTCGGCAACACCACGCACAGTGACCACATTCACGAGCTGGGTAACTGTTGCAAAGTTTGGCTTATCGCTTACGGCAGTATAGTTTTTGTTCGTCGCATCGGTTGGGGTAAATTTGACAGTAAATGTCTTGGTTTCACCCACTTTTACAGACAGGGTGGATGGCTCAACGGCAACGCTTTCAACAACGATTTCTTCTTGTAGCCATTCAACGGTGTCTGAGTCATAGACTTTCAATTCACCTGAATAAGTGGAAATTTCTTTTGTTGGAAACTCCATTGACCAAGATGTGAAAGCCATATAACCCTGAACAACATCAGAGCCATCGCCTTTCATATCAAGTTGAACCCAATATGACGGTTGGCGACTTGCTTTGATTTCATCAAGGATTTCTTTGGCAATATCAAACGCGGAAGTAGAACCGGTTACACCAGCTTTCTTTAATTCACCATCGAAACTAATGGTAAAGTCAGCGCCAGTAACAATTGACTCAGTTAAGCCTTTGGTGTCATCAGCATTAGATGTCACTGTCTCCATACCGAAATCGAATGACTTGCTTGTTAGCGCACCTAAGCGCAAGAATTGATCTTGTGCTGGTACTTGGTCAGGGCAGCCTTTTGCAATGCGCAGAATACCTGCATTACCCATCACTAGGCCTTTATCATCAGGGCATTGTGCCATGTTATAACCTCTTTATTTGCAAATAAAAAAGGCCGCATAAGCGACCTGTTGAGATGTGTTTAATTTAAGATGTACAGCGGAAAGAAAGCTTAAGGATAAAGCGACCTTCTTCTGTCGGTATCGGCCTTGGTAGGCCACCTAAGTTGTAGATTGAATTGAGTTCGCAATCTAACGAGTTGTTAGCAACGTAATTTAGAATTTCATTAGCTCTTATCACTGTTGGCTCAGGGTCTTTCCATGCAGACACAAGAATAAGTACCACGAAATCATCAGCACCTAAATCAGCAAATCGACCGCTACTATCATCAGGTTGAATAACTGCGTATTGCTGGTGTCTTGTATCTTCTTCTTCGTCCCACGCAAACCTTTGAACAATGAAACCATCTAGTAAATTACCTCTGTTTAAGTAGCGCTCAAACTTCTCATGTATCATATTTGAAGCTCCCGTCTAACTGCTCTGTCTATATCAGCTCTCGCCTCCTCGAAGGACAATTTTAGAAACTCTTTCTTTGCCGTTGAGCGTCTGAATTTTTGCTTAACTCTAGGATCATGAACGTAAACTGCATAGTTAGCGGAGTAACCAACCCTACCAGTAACTAATGTTCCGTTAATCTTGACCTCTCTGAATTGTGAGTTTATCAGGGTTGATGTGTCACCAATCGGCGTGTATAAGAATGATAGCTCACTACCAATCAACAAAGCTGACTGAATAGCTCTCATCACTTTCTTACCTTGTATATCACCAACAAGTGCTCTAAGGTTTGCGTTAGCTTGAGAAATACCCCTTACTTTTGCGCCCATATCACACCGCCGTTATCAGAGTGTAGTCATCTGCAATATGCTCAAATAGGTCTTCATCGCGTTTGATGAATTTTATTTCATCAGCACCGACAGATAACGGATCGCCTGAGTGCTTGCCGATAGCGATAAAGTCACCTTTTTTAGCATCTGCATATTCAGTCCAAAAAACTAGCTTAATGGTTATTTCAGAGCCAATATCTAACTTTCCAGACTTAAGCTCACTACCATAACCACAAAGAAAATGAACCGGCTCAGAGAATGTAACTTTGCCGTATTTATCTTTTCCGTTTGGTCGCCATAAAGTAGCCCACGAGGTATAAGCCCAATTTGCAACTGAACTCATTACGTCCCCCTACACATACAGCCACCTTTCGCTATCCACAAACCAGCATGAGCAGTTTGAGTCGGATCGGTTGGTATTAAATCATTAGCACAACCGTACTTATCCAAACCACGCAAGAGTGATGCAGCCGATTTCCATCTATCACCAAACGATTGATATCGAAATGAGCGTGATGCGCCATTAGGTGCTGTTTGTGAGCTGATATACTTATCACCTTGACCAAGTGCCATAAGTGAAAGCAGATACATCTGGATTAATAGTGCAGTTGCTGATGGATAGTGTTTATCAAGGCATTCTTGAATACTGCCTACCTGCTCAATAAGTGCTTCGAGAATAAAATCAGGTAATTCTATTCCCTGCCCTGTCAGGTACTCTTTGGCTTGCTCTTTTGTGATCATGATTACCTCACAAAGCAAAGCCCCCTTTCGAGGGCATAAAAAAACCGCTTTCGCGGCTATTCATCTTTGTCTTTTTTAGACTTGGCTTTTGGTGTGGCTAGGACCAACTCAGCGGCATCATTAGATAATGCTCTAACATTAGCCTTAAAGGCTGGATGAAGATTTTCTAACTCAACCACCTGACCCTTTTCGACACCATGCCAAGGGATAATAACCTCGTACTTTGTCATTGCAGATCCTTAACTCAGTTTAGCACCGTAAACCACACCAGACTTTCCGTCACCGTCACGAGTAATTTGCAGACCTGCTGCGCTCATGATTTGGAAGTTATAGTTTTCCTGTGGCATAAAGCGAGGCTTAGGAACAACACCTGTTGCCATACCAACTAACGGCGTCACTACATCTTTACGGCGTTGATAAGCGATAAATTCAGAGCCTTTAAGCGCATAAGTCGGGCGAATTTCTTTTACACCAGCATATGGTAGTAACGTATCGATAATACGACCATTCACCACGCTATTACCAGCACCAGCACCGACAGAAACAACCACAGGCTTGATTAAGTTACCCCATGCTTCGTAGCTCACCCACATAACATCGTAAGCGTCCACTTTGTTGTTGAATGCAGTCTGACCGAACGCACCACCAAAACCAAAGAACGCTAACAATGCAGGCAAATCGGCTGTGGTTAAATCGATATTAGCACCAGAAGTACCTAGATCGATTTTCGCTGTGTTGCGGTGATTTTTAAGGCCTTGGCCTTTATAGCCTTCAACACTAATAGATTCGTCGCCATTTAAGAAGTAGTTAACTACTTTCTTATTGAATTGACGCATTTTTGCAGTTTGAGAATCAAGAACAAGGTCAATACCAACTGTGCTTAAACCCGCCGCATGACGCCAGTTAACACCAAAGCCAGCGGTAAATACTGGGATTGGGTCTCCGTCAGAACCATAATCAGTGTGATCATGAGAGTATGGCGCTTGACCGTCAATGCTGATTGATACGTCATCAGCAATATCGCCAACCACGTTATACAGTTTCGCTGTTTTGCCAATTGGTAACACTGTTTGTAGGCCCATTAAATCATTGACGATTTCCATGCCTGTTTCTTGGTCGCGCAACTGAATAATATTGTTATCTACTTCTTTCCAAAAGTCCTTAGAGAAACCGCCTGACTGGTTTGCCGCTAAAGTCTCACCATCCATAACATTCCGATACTGGTTTATCATCAGGTTATGTTGCGTGTTATAGATATTACGTGTAGCCCATAGGCTATCCCACTGGCGTTGCAGTCGGCTATTTGTTGCTAAAGTTTCAGCAGTATAAAACATGTTTTTTCCTTTTTATTGATCAGTAGTTGCAGTAGCCACAGTGCCAACACGAAAGCGAACACGAATGAAATCATCAGCTTTTAGCGTCACTTCATCTTGAGAGTAGCCAATTACTGATTCCGTATCAGCGGATGCAAGAGCGCCTTTACCATCAGCACCAAGCTTTATCGGAGAGTCTTTTTTATAAGTTCCAGCAGGAACCAATACAGCCATCTCTCGACCTTCTTCTACATACTCACCAACCAGAGAATCACCAACCGGAACACCATCACGAATAGATAGCCCTTGGTGATATGCTGGATTGGCTACATAAATGCGACCAGATAATGTGGTGGCTTGAGCGAACTCATTGTCTGCGTTAATAACAACAAAAGTGCCCGGCAACGTAACTGCTTTTGCTGCGCGAGTTTCTGTGATTGATTTACCGTCAAGGTTTACACGGCGATAGCGACTAGTAGCCATTATTTAGCACCTCCAAAGTATGCTGCTGGATCTGGTGCGCCAGTTTGCTCTTGCTGTGCGCCTGAGTTGCCGGCCAAACTTGCTGCGTCACCAATTTGTTTATGCATGTCGATCAGTGCTTGACCTTGCAGTGAGTTAGCCACCACTTCACCGTATTTTTCGGCAATTACTTTGCGCATTTCGGTTTCTTCTGCGCGTTGATTTGCGGTTAATGATTCTTCCAGCTTCTTGTGGTTAACCTGTAACGCATCAACCTTTTCGTTAATTGGCTTTAGTTGCTCGGCAAGGTTCGCTGCTAATGCCTGAGTAATATCACCTACGAGTTCTTTCTTTTCTTCTTGAGTTAAAGGCATGTCGCCCTCCGTGCTGTTATTGATTGCAGGGCTTGCCTGCAGTTTACTGAAAGCAGATTTAAGTTTGTTTGTTACAACCTTCACCCATGACTCTTGGCGCTCAACTTCTTCGCCTTGCGCATCAAAGGTGATGTTGCCATTTTCATTTGTGTAGGAATGTAGTTTTGCATTACCTCCATCGATAACGATTACTGCATGAGTGTCTGTGAAGTCCGATACCCACACGTAACCATCACCAGCAACGAACTGTTTCTTTGCGGCCATTTCAAGGCGATGTGATTTTTCACGATAAGTTTCACCAACTAGAGCGCCACTGTTGGTTTTAACCTCTGTGGCTTGGTCAGCATTAACCATCATTCCAACACCTTGATCTGGTGTTGCTGCTCCTGATTCATAGAGCAGAATTGCGTCATGATCCATGCTGTGTATCTTTGCAATCCAGTTATAACCCTGCGCTTTCTGCTCTTCGCTTGCTTCAATCTGCTCAAGAAAGACTGCGACGCTCGTATGAATTGGCTCTGAGCTTTCACCGTTTTCAATCGCTTCTACGCGCTGAAGAACTTCTTTGCCGCCTTCTGACTCTTTAGCCTTATCTACATCTATCCACTTTTCTAAATAGATGCGATTACCAACCTTGGAAACATTTCTGTTTGCTGCGCCGATATACCCAACATTAAGACCCTCGAAAGAAAGCGCTGATACAAACTGACCATCAAGCGTAGGGTGGCCTAATGGCGCAGGAGTGCCTTCTAACTCTCGGTAATGGGCGTCAATCTCACTTGCTGGATATAATCCACCATTCATAATGACGTTTGCTGGAAGCGTATAACTTGGGATAATAATGTGTTCACGACCGTTGTATGTTTCACGCCGAATAGAGGCGCTATTAACCTTGGTCGTGACGTTTACTTGAATTGGCATCAGTTATTCCTCCGCCCATTGATAACCACGTTCTTTCATGGCTTCTTTTTCCTCTAACAGTTTATTGATGAGAGTCTTGTTGTAAGGTTTGCCGTCTTTATCAACAAGAACGGTTACAGTTGAGCATTTACAGTTAATTGAGTTAGCGTCACGAGCCCACCAATCACGTTGCTCATCAGACGTAAACATCTTCCCGTGTCTAGCTGCATGATTAGCTCTTGTTGTTGGGCTTAGTGCGGAGATATGAATCTCACGAGTTTCAAGGTTAAGCATTTCCTTGGCTTCGTCAGCTTCATCTAATCGAGCTCTACGCAACGCACTTGTTATCTCTGTTCTTGCTATCCGATTAGCCCGTCGAGTTTCAATTCCGGCTTGATTAGTTAGGTTTCTCGCTACTTCACGAGGATTTAAACCCCTCGCGATACCATCTGTAAGAATGCGAGCCATGTCAGCCTTGACCTGACCAGATAGCCCTTTCATCTCTTCGAATACCCGTGCACGAACTAGAGCCATTCTTAGTTGATATGGCTCACTCATCAGTATCGTTGCAATGTTTTGTTGAGTAGCTGCGTAAACAGTTGATTGCTGTGCTAAGTTTGCATACTGCTGTGCTGTTCCTCTTTCGTATGCTGTGCTGACGTACTCGAGGAAAAGAAAGTTACCGAACTCGCCACCATTCAAAAGCACCTCATCAACCATTAGCTCGCCATCTCTCAATAGTATTGATAGATAGTTAGGGTCTAAATCGAATTGGTATTTTCTATTGACGACTGGCTCAGAGGGGATTCTATTAAGAAGTTGAATATAGCCTTTTGATATTCTTCTAATGCGTTTCGCAAACTCTCTCATTGCGCCACGTTCTAGTTTATCGACTGATGTTGGATCAGCTTTCGTTCCGGGTCTTATCGCCGTCCTTATCTTCTGTATCTTCATCAGTTTCACCTAATGGCTCTTCGCTGTCATTTTCATAGCCAGCCGCCTCCCTAATTTCTTCGACACTAAACACCGGCTCACCAGTAGCGAGAGCAGTTTGATTAATTCGGCTCATCTTCTCAGCGCTATCAAGCTTTTCAATAGCTGATTGCTCGTTTAAATCATCCCAAATAACTGTTTTCTCACCGATAGGATCTAGTACCTTGATATTAATTAGGTGGTCTATGAAGTCCTCTATCTCAAATGAGAGTTCGCTTTCTCTGCGTGATTGGCATCGTGCATTGAAATACTTCTGATCTTCGGTACTGGCTCTTTCACCAGTCTGCATGCCGACAAGTATTTTTGATGGAATATCCATTGCGGCTGATGCGGTTTGTAAGTTAACCATATAGGTTGGTGTCGGATCAGATACAGCAGTAACCATAGGGCTGACACTCGCACCCTTCGTAACAAGAACTGAATCATTACCTGCATTTATCTCTCTTGCTACTTCATTATAAATTTCCTGCAACCCAGCAATGTCAACGCCATACATTCTTGCCATTTCATCAAGGCTGGCTTCCTTTTCGTAGTTGATATTTAGCTGTCTTGCTGCGTTTTTAAGGAATGATTCACCAGAACCTCCCTCAACCTTTTCAAGGCTTACAAATGCGTTATAGGCGGGCTCAAGAAAACCGATAGCGTCAACTGAATAATCACCTAGAATGAAAATCCTATCCGGATGAATATTGATATTTCTAGTCCCGCCATTTGGTAGCGTCTCCGTGTACTGCCACATGCTAGGTTGACCGTAATTAGGAGAATTAATGTTAGTCACCCAATCAGTAGGCTTAATTGCATTCGCCCATGCTGGCGTTGCTTTTTTAAGTAGCTTTGATTTCGTGACGGGCTCATGCCACTTTCCACTATCATTGATATGAAGGATCAAACCTGCATAGCGACCGACAAGACGCTTCTGATCTGCCTCTTTGAACGCTTTCCAAATACGCTTATTCACGTACTTTTTAAATGAAGCTTCCCAAGTTGTTTCTTTCTTGTATTTATCTGCTTTGTCACCCTCAATCACTTGAGGTGATGTTTTCCAGCAATTACCTACGAGTTTTGTTACTCCGCCAAAGGCAATGCCACCACGGCGAAATAGCTTATATAAATCCTCAAAGGTTAAATCTTGTTTGAATCCGTACTCACACCAAGCAGATGATCGCTTTGCATCAAGCCCCATGGTTGGATTAACCAAAGCCATACGGGCACGAGCTATCGCATCACTCACCATGTGATTGACGGCTAGTTTCATGTTTTCTTGCATTATCGCCTCAGTAATCGTTTTGGAACCAATAGGCCAGCATTTGATTTTTGTGTGATATACCCATCAAGCCCATATCTAACCGCATCCCAGCAATGGTTATTCTTATCCTCAATAACGGGAAGAACCTCACCAGTGATCCGGTCTGTTTTGTATGAGTAAAGACGAGCTTCTTTTGCTGTTTCTTTACAGCGAGGATGGATGATTATTTGCTTGAATCCGCGCAGATGTGTAATGCCATCTTCTACGCTACCTTGCCATTTTTTAGCGGCAGAGATATTGAAGCCTTGGCGTTTTAAATAGCTGATTGTTTCGGGTCGTGCGGAGTCTGCTTTAATCGGCCACTTGCGAGATTCAGGTATCTTGTCGTAAAACGCTGGCATGTGGTCAAGTTCGACACCTATTCCGTATGCCTCATACTCGATGTACAGGCAGTCGTTTAGAATGAACTGGCGCAATAGCGTGTTAGGGTCTTTAGCAAAGCCGAAGTCAGCACCGAATAGTAATCTGTCTGCTTTCTGCCATAAATCATCAGGAAACGATTTAACAACGTATTTATTTGCTAATACCTGCTTATCGGAGTTTTCAAGATAAGCCCCTTCCCATATCCACGCGTAAGTAGCAGAGTCCAATCTTTCCTGATCGCTTAATCGCTCTTCTTCAAGTACTGATGGAAACCACGGGTTATCTCCGTAATTCATCTCGACAACGATGGCATTATCAGGTGGATTCTTTCTAAAGCGTTTATCTGTAGCACTACCGTCTCTTTCCGGGTTCCATGTCACCCATATTTCAGACCCAGCCTCACGAACGGTGGGCGTTAATTTAGTCCATGCTATTTCTGATACTGATTCAGCCTCATCAACCCAAGCAATTAATATTCTCGCTTTAGACTTAATGCTATCTAAGTTATGTCGTAACCCTGCAAACACATAATTGACAGAGCGACACTTTGTGCGGATATACTTCTCGCCAAGTTCATAAAAGTCATTCAACCAAGGCACAGACCTAATCGCCTGTTTCACTTCCTCCATGGATGACTCTTCGAGTGAGTTCATGTATTCGCGAGCGCAAAGTATTACACCTGATTGACCATTCATCGCAGCCATGTAGCCACGAATCGCTGTCATTAATGCAAATGTTCTTGTCTTTGCAGATCCTCGCCCACCGTGTGAGCATCGATAGCGATAATTACCTTCAAAAGCTGGAATTAATTTAGGCGGTATTTCAATCCTTGCTACCGTCATTGCTACCTCCGGCAACCAGAACTATTTTTGTCGGTGACATTGATCCGTCAGATGATTTCAAATCAATATCCTGAGTTACCTTGTCACCATACTTTTTAGGGCTCATTCTTGCTAGAGCCCACTTTCTGGTATCTATCCTTAACCTTGCCTTAGCAACTGCCGCTGGTTCTTCTGTTACATCATCAGCAATATCAAACAACTCTTCAAACACGGCATCAGCTCTTGATTCCATTGCTTTCGCGTACTGTTCACGAAAGTCAGGATATTCTCGTAACCAACGCATGACTTTAGTTGTGTTTGGCATTCCTGGTCGCTTGCATACAGAGCGCAAACTTTCACCATCGGCAATTAGAGCGCATACATCGTCCGCCACCTCTGGTAAGTAATCAGAAGGGCGACCCATTTTCTTTTCAGTCGCCATTAATCAGCCTCTTTTAGAATAATTAACTGGTTTCGTTTATATATCTCCGGCAATCAATGACACCGTTGAGGATATAAACCTATATAAAATTCCATCAATGCCACTCAAAGAATGACATTTGTAGAATTTTCTAAAATGAATACTCATTTACTGTTCAACCACTGGCACATATTTAATATCACTAATCTCATCAGGTGATATGTATACCCATGAACCATCGAGTGATGCGATGCCGATTAACCCGTTAGTTACACGAGGCTCTTTAGTGGTCATCATGCCTTCGTAGGTTGTGCCGTCTTTCTTAGTTGCTATTACGTGATATTTATTCACTACTCAACTCCACTTCTTGGCCTTCAAACACAATTTCTTTCTTGTAGCAGAGTTTCAATAACCAAGTGCTATTAACCAAAGCGCCGATAATAAACAATGGGTGCATGTAACGGCGCAGTGTCATTTTGTAATGCAGTGTTCCTGTTTTCATATTCCACCCAATAAAAAAGGCCACTAGGGCCTATTTGGTTTTCTGTTTTTGCGACTTTCTTATTTCTCGCTTTTTTAAAACATAATCATGATAACAGTAAATACACTGTCCATTTGACACCCTCCGCATCGTTGCCTGGTGCTTTTGACATACCTTTCCAGCATAATTACGTAGACCATCATCAATAGCCATCTTTCTGCTTGTTTTGTACGCTATAACCAATCCGTGAGTTTTTCTCGTCAACCCTCTTGGAACAAGACTTTTTCCTATATTGCTTTGATATGTGTGTCTACCTTTAGATATACAGTCATGCATATTTTGCTTGTGAGTTCCTGCAGATAAATGATCTATATTTACACATGACGGATTATCACATGAATGCATAATCTCTAACTTAGACTGATCATAATTACCATTAATAAGTAGAAACATAATTTTATGAGCGCCAAGATTATGCTTACCTACTTTTACTCTCCCATAACCACACCTGTCTTTACTTCCAGTAAAGATATGACATCCATTTTCATTAACTTTAATTTTTCTGGTTATTCTATCCATTAGCGGGATTCTATAACTCTTAGATAAAAGATATTCCTTTGTGAACATAGTGGTCTCCTATGTGGGTCGGTACTTACGCAATCAGAGCGACGACCATTCGCTTTTTCGGTGATCAGCCTAGATTGCGCACATAAAAAAGCCCCCAGTTAAGGAGGCTCTTTGATGTATGATTGTAGGGGTTATTCTTTTGGAATGCTTTTATCCAGCTCTTCACGGAATTGAGTTGGGTTATCGAAGCCTTGTGCTGCCATGATATTTCTCCATTAAAAAGCCCCCGCTATTGCGAGGCGTTATTATTACTTTTTGCTATCCAACTGACAGTCTTTCATTCCAGCCGTATAACCTCGCTGAAATGTAGAAAGGTCTTTCTCTTGCGCCGGGTGTTTATGCCCGCTTCGCGCTGTTAGGATTTCATAACACAGCTTTAGCCGGGCTTTAAGCGTAAGATTCATTCCATCACCTGTCGTTGTTGTTCAATTTCCCGTATTGCTTTCTTATCTGCTATTTTTTGAACGGTCGTAGCTCACCCACAAGTTTGGGGAAATAACCAAAGTTCATGAAACTAAGTGAGCGCATTGTTCCCACCCATGGGAATTTTTCGCCCTCCCTTACGTCATCAAGGCAACACACTGGATAAATTTCATCTTCACCTTCATCGAACACGACATCTTCGGTAGTGTAGTGCGGAATAAAAAACATTAACCATTTCAATGCAAGCACTCCGTTCTAATGTAATTCTGCAAATACAAAGTTTGCTGTTCGTTCTCGACTATCATTTCTCTGAGACGTAGATAATCTTGTTCAACTGCTTTGTTAAGTCGTGCGGTGGTTTCATTGCTTCCGCTTTCGGTAGGATTCTTGGTGACTGCTGGACACTCGGCTTTGACATACACCCGCTTAGAGCCAGAGTTAACAGCATCACGAAGAGTGTCAATTTCATTCTTTGCACTGGCTAACTCCTGTGAGTGACGAATATCGAGCTGGTTTAATCGAGTGATACGGGCTTGATAGTCTTTGTTGATTTCGACTTGTTGTGATAATTGAGTGGTTGCTGTGTTGTAATCTTTGCTTAATTTGTCGTAATCATCTATTACCCACCAAAGCCAGAATGCAGATATTGCCAGTAGCCCAGCTAATACCTTAGTTAGCGTGTTCATATCACTTAACACCATTGTGCTCTAACGAGTAGTGATTACCGTCATTGAAACGACCGCCCCACGTACCGCCGATAGATTCCCAGTATTCGCCAAGCAATTTATGATCACTTGATGCTGTTAGATATTTACCGTCTTTAAATAGGTTGAAATCCACAGCTAGGCGTTGTGTGTGTAAGCTGTTTTTAATACCAGCACCTGATTTGGCATTTAACTGTGCTTGCTCAGGCGTTCGGTATGCTTCAGAAAACGTCAGCTCATAGCCATTGTCGTAGGCAAAGATAATTAAGTCCGCAATCATGCGAGTGAACTTGCGTTGTTTCTCACCGAGTGTCATTTTTACTAACCCCTCTAAATATTTGCATCACATTCCCACGACTAAGAATTATTAGCGCGCATAGTGTGATATTGATTCCGAC